CAGTTCCAGTAACAGTATCAGTTCCAGTAACAGTATCAGTTCCAGTAACAGTATCATTATAGCTACCACTTGCTTGCACTTGGTAGCATGTGCTAGCATGTGCTGAGTTTGCTTGCATTTGAGCTGCACGGGCTTTTCCGGCTTCACGGCGCTTTTGCTTGACGTTCTCGTACTTTTCCGTAGCAGAATCCACTCCATTGCACATGAAACGGAAGTTCCCACGCATTCCACGGTCGGAAAACGTTGGATTCTCACCAGTGCGGACGTGTTTCGCCAAAGCTCGCATCAGCTGTCCGACTTCGGCATCCGTGTACTCTTCCAGCGCGTCAAACCAATCCAGATACACGACAAACGACTTTTTTTCTTCTTTTGCCACTTGCTCACCTCCTTTGCACGCCCGTATAGCCGGATAGCACAGCTTGCGAAATCAGAAGGGAAGATCTTCTGCGTCTTCGTTGATGGGGTCATACTCGGTAGATGGAGCCGGTTCAGGCGCGACAGTGCTGTGCGGTGCGTAATCCGCAAGCGTTTCACAGGGGTACATCTGCGCGCCCTGCAGGCCTGCCGGTTCTGCAGGTTCCAGCGGCGGGCCGGGCTGTGCCATCAGGTCGATCATCTGCTGCAGCCAGCGGAATGTCACCAGCCCACCGGGCTGAACATCATCCGCGTCCACGTCGTAATAGACCTTGCCGTTATACTCCCGCTCTTTCAGCTTTTGCGCAAAAACTGTGACCTGATCGCCTTTCTGCAGCATCCCATCCCACTGGTCGATGCCGTGCCAGAGGTTCACACCCACAAAGAAGCTCTGCCATTTTCCGGTCTCGTCCTGTGTGCGGCTGGCTTTCAGGTCGAATTTCAGCACCCGCTTTTGACCGGCATCCCGGATCACCGGGTCTTTGGCGATCTCACCGTGCAGCATGATGCCGTTCTTGGTCTGGACGATCATGCATCATCACCGCCAAACGGATCATCGGCGTTTTCCTCTGCAGAGGGTGCATCCGGGGCAGGGACCAGGGTGCCTGCCGTCTTGCGGTGGCGGTGGGAGCCTGCGTAAGGATCCAGCACCGGCAGCTCTTCAGGCGACACCTCGCGGGCGGTGCTTTCGGCATCCACACGCACCTCGCATTCATCGTACAGAGCGCCGAAGGTAGACGGGAACGCCTCACGCAAAGCGTGCACCAGCGCCACCTTGCGGATCATGGTAGCCTTTTTGCCATTCCAAAGAGACTTTCCGGTGTCGTATTCGCTGAGCTTGACTTCCTCGTAGCTGGCGCGGGTACGGTCCTTACGGTAGACCTTCGCCCAGCCGCCGAGAAGGGTCTCGCCGCCGTCTCCATCATAGACAATGGAACCCTCACGGTTCAGCAGCTGGCCATCTGCGGTCAGGACGATCACGCCAGCTTCAAAGCCGTCAAAGTTGGGGTTGCGCTCGGCCATCTGCATGTAGCAGTTCTTGCCCAGCACGATGGTGCTGGCGGTGTCATCGTTCTTGTTGTCGTAGTGGATCAGGTAAGCCTCTTTGGTAAATGGGTTCAGCTTGTACTGCTTGCATGTCTCCAGAAAGATTTTGCATTCAGAATCGGTGGCCTTGGGGCAGATGAAGTTGCGCACGTCGCCAAAACTCACGGTAAAGTGCTGGCCATCGGCAGCCGTGATCTCCACCGGAACGGACGGGGATGCGGCCTGCATAGCAGTGCTGCCTGCACGGTTGGCGTTCTGGACGGAACGGTTTGCCAGAGACTGTGCGTTTGAAACGGACGAAGTAGGCGCGGGTGCGCCGGAACGAGTAAGTGCCATAAGTAAATACCTCCAAGATTATTTGATAGAACCATAGCGGAAACCGCGCTCTGCGGCTCCCTGCTTGAACCATGCGATATCCTCGCGGGTGAACTCTACCCAGAAACGATACTGCTTGCGGGCAGGAGCTTCCGGCTGGGCAGGCTCTGCGAATTTCTGAAGCATGCTGAAATCCAACCTGCCATCCGGCGTGATGACTGCATTGGCCTGTGCCATTTGAACCGATTCTGCGGCGATCTGACGTTCTTCATCGGTCGGAGGGATAATGACCGGTGCAGCCGCCTGCGCACTCTCTGCGGCCATTCTCTCGGCTTCTGCGCGGCGCTGTGCGTCCCGGGCATTCTGGCGGCGGCTGTGCTCCACAAGGGCAGCGTTCAGGTTCAGCTCACGCAGATACTCCGTGATGCAAGCTTCGGCATCCTCGCCGCAGGTCTCCCGGATGAGCCGCAGCTCCTCCCGCCGGGTCTCCACGCTCTTGCGCAACTCCCGGCTGGCCTTTGCCAGATCATAGGTCTTGTTGAGCCACTGGGGCACAAGCAGGCAGTCAAAGGGGATCATCTCCCTCAGCTCGCCGATGCAGTCGGTATAGACAGCTCGAAGGGCGTCGGCCTTATCCTTCCGTTCGGCTTCCTCCACAGCCTTGACCTGCTGGTCAATGGCACCGGAGACGGCCTTACACTGGCCCTGCATCTGCTTGGCGCTCTGCAAGAACTCTTCCAACGGCTTCATGTAAAAGGCCTTTGCGCTGCGGGCAGCGTCACTGAGCTGCTTGTCCAGCTTGTTCACGGCGGCGCGGTCGGCCTTGGCATCCTTGATGGTCTCCGGGGTGTAGACGCGGCCGGTGTAGGCGGCCAGCATCTCGGTCAGGTTCTGCTGCACCTCAGCTTCATTCCACCGGATCGCGGGCAGTTCCGGGTGCTCGACCCGGACGGTCAATTCTTCTTGCATAAATATTCACCACCTCTGATAAACTCTCTCACCATCGTTGTTATATACGATGTAAGTATTGCGGGGATAGCCTTGCGCGTGTTCCTTTTCAGACAGTGCATCCGCCTGTCGGACCAGCTCTCCCACTGTCTGCGCAGAGCGCCTCTCTAAAAGTTTCGGCGGGTTTTCAAGCCCGTCATAGATCTGCATAAGTGCCACTTGTAAAACCTCCTGTTTTGTGTTATTTTTGTGGTGATGGGCGGCGAGACTCATCACCCTTTGGGCTTGTCCGTGTTGGCGCACGGGCAGGTTCTTCTTTTTTTGCGTCATACACGGTGTACCACATGACATGGTGGACAGTGTCAGGCATACGTGACCTCCCCAGATTCCTCTTGCAACATCTCCCGCGCGTTGTCCATTTCTTCGGCGCACATCTCCCAGACGTTTGCCCGCGCGGAGTATTCGGCTCTGACAACAATGTCATCTGATGCTTCGGCTTCTCGCCTGCAGCGTTCGGCAAGCCGCGTGTAGGATTTGACTTTGCCCTCAACGTACTCTTTGGCCGTCATCATGCCCCACGCTCCTGATTCTCCGGGTATTCCGGGTTGCGGGCGTGGGCACGGTTGATTTTGCCGTACTTGCGCCGCTTTGCGGCTCTCTCCCTGTCCTCTGCGGCAAAGCCCAGACGAGCCAGCAGAACGGCGGCCAAAATCAGCACCAGCGACACCGCAAACAGTGTGCTGGAGATATATCCGGTGGTCTGCGCGGTGCCCTCTGCACCCATAGCTGCGCCCATTCCAACGCCGCCAAAAACGACAGCCAACCAGTAGTAAGTAGTAGATTTGAGTTTCATTCTTTCGGATCCTCCTTTGTATAAACCTTTTCGAGCTTGTAAAAATCCTTCACCCACGCCATAAATCCGGCACGGGAGATCAGCGGAGCCGCACTATTGGTGTCAATGGATGGCACCGCCCATGCCGGGAAGCTGCCAGCCTGAATCATACCGGTAAAGATCGGCTCGCTCACTGAAATGTTGTTATCACGCATGATCTGGCAGCACTCTGCGATTCCCATGCTCGGCTTCATTATCGTCCACCTCCTTTTTTGTTCTCAGCTGCCGTTTCAGCCGGATATGCTCCAACCGCTCCGGCTGCCTTGCATCCCAGCGCTGTTCAAGCCAACGCTTGTTGTAGTGCTTCTTCACGGTGCAGCCTCCACAAACTCGCCATTTTTGAGGGTGTACAAGGTGTTCTCTTTGATAACTGCTCCGTCAACCTTTGCCATTTTGGCCAGCAACATATTGCCGTCATTATCGTACTCGGTCAGCACCAGATAGCATCCCAGTGCGCCGCACGCCTTACCGCAAGCACCGTTTACAACGGCAATGCTATCTTTTCCGTCTGCTTTTGCGCTGCAATAAGACCCAGTGGCTGCCGCCGTGCTGCGGTTGCCGCTGGTGCCCGCCGTGCTGTAATCGCCGCTGGTGCCCGCCGTGCTGTAATAGCCGCTGGAAAAAGGTTCTTTGCCCTTCACCCGATTAAAAACGGCATTCACCGTAGCTTTTACCAGCCCTGCAAAATTCACCTCACCTTTCACCGTCAGCTCAGTGCAGGCCAGTTTACTGCCCTCTTCGCTTTTATCCACATTCCCGCCGCACTCGACCTCAAAAAAGCGCGGGCCATCCTTCAACGGGTAGTAGTGCAGCACATCCAGCGGGTTCTCGCAGGCATGCATGCCGGCATGGCAGCAGTCGGCTTTTTCTTCGGTGTAGGTCTTGCCCACCTCGTACTGCTTGCCACGGCACTGCATATTTTTGTCCGTGGCTTTATAGGCAATAATTTTCTCACTCATGGTGTCCTCCTTTCTATCAATGTCGCAGCACAACATTGGACGAATGAACCAGATAGGTCACACCGTCAATCACAACCTGAAGCTGGTCGCCTTCATAGTCGCACCAGCTTTCGACATTGCCCTCGACAATCGTTCCGTCTGGCATTTTCAGCTGCGACCAGTTGTATTCATAGGTCAGGTCAATAACCTGCTTATTGCATCCGGCCATCAGCAAAGCGCTTGCCAATACGGACGCTACACCAACAATAATTTTTTTCATGCTCGTTTCTCCTTTTAATAAAATGTTTAATAAAATGTCTTTTCTTTGCTGTGCCGTCGCTGCGCCTGGCCCCTCCTTGCTATGCCATTGCTGCGCAAATCACGGCATTTCCTCTCTCTGCCATGCCAATGCATCCGAAGCAAAACCTTGCCGCAGCGAATCGTTACGGTGCACCACTTTTCCTTCGCAAATCACATCAGCGCTTTTCTCTGCCATTCCTTCGCGTCGCCATGCTCCGCTCTGCCTTGCCTGTCTGTGCTTCTCAGTGCCGCTGCACAGCAGTTCACCTCATAGCCTTTGCTTTGCACCGCCGTGCCTTGCCTTTGCCAAGCATCGCACGGCCAATCGAACTCAGCCTTTCCATTGCCACGCCTCGAGCTGCACCGCCTCCGCGAATCAGGGCCGTCAATGCCATGCCCTTGCTCTCAGGCCTTCACCTCATAGGCGGTGTAGGTAAAGCGGCCCTTTCCGCTGTTGCGCCACTGGCCGATGCCGCGGAGCTGGCCATAATCCAACCACTCGCGCACAACCTTTTCGTGGCTGTCGTCAAGAAGGGTTACGTCAAACTCGCAGGTGCTGCCCGCCGGAATTTCCTCACTGTTTGCAAGGCTCACGCGCTCGCCCTGTGCGGTCTGGGCGCGCAGCGGGCGCTGGCAGTCGGTAATCTCACCATTCACGTGAATGGGAATCATGCGGGGCTGAACGAAGATCAGGCCGTCAATGACCTTCTTGTAAGCGGTCAGCTTGCCGCTTTCGTTCACGGCCTTCTTCTTGCCGGTCTCGGTCTTACCGCCGATGCGGGAAAGCATGCCGCAAGCATCCTTAAACATGCCTTTGATTTGGTAATCGTAAAAGATCGGATTGCCGTCCGGGTCACGCGGGAAAACGGTCATGCCCTTGTCGGCTACCGCATCAGGGCCAAGAGCCGCCACTTCATCCTCGATGGTTGCAGCATCCGGGCTCTTGCTGGCGATAAACTCTCTCGCAACATTGGGGTTTGCGGGCCAGGTGCCCAGCACCGGCTCAATAAACGTAGCTTTCACATGCAGTTTTTTCATCTTTGTAACCTCCAAAATATATTGCTTACGCCACCCCGTCCTGGTTATGCTGCCGGGCGGCAAGTTCCATCTGCTCCACGCTCTGCCTGCGCTCTACGCTGGGCAGCATTCCCACGGCCTTGAGCTGCTCATAAATGAACCGCTGACCCGCTTCCGTCCATACGGTGGTGTTCTTGGTGTCCCACTCGCCGGTGCTCTTGTGCTGGAACGGCGTGGATTTGCGGTTTTTTGGTGTAGCCCTTGCCGCAATACTTGGCGTATAGCACCCACTGGCCGTCGCTGGTCTTGTACTGGATCTTCAGGCCGTGAAGGATGCTGTTGAGCTTCTCGGCGCTCAGGCCGTAATCCTTGGCAAGGCTGGTAGTGGTGCGGCAGTTCTTGCCCACGCACACCGCCCGGGCATACTCTGCATCCGGCTTCAGGTCGTTGTTCTCGGCCAGAAGCTGGCGGTTGGCGGCCTTGAGCTGGTCGTTCTGCCTCTGGGCGATCAGCACCGCCCGGCGCATGACCGCTTCCGGGCTGTTCCACTGCGCCTCCACGGCCAGAAAATACTGCCGGGCCTGCTTGCCACGCTCGTTGCGCTGGATCATGCAGAGCTCTTTGGCCATTGGGATGGTGAGCTGGTGGTCATCAACTGTGCGGCTGACCATCCGCCCGCCCTCATTCTGAACCCGGTCAATTTTGACCGAGTTGAAATCTTCGCCCTCAGTAAAGCCGTACTCGCACATACGGGGGAACCAGTGACGATAATCTGCGCCGACTTCCAAGAAGTCGTGCAGCTCCCGGCCGCTCACGGTGGGGCGCTCCGGGTTGTCGTAGTTGATAGGGATAAGGTTGCTCATGCTTTTGCCTCCTCGTCTACGATCAGCGCCGTGACCGGCACCCGGAAATAGTGCGCCACCTTGAGCAGCTGCGAAATGCTGGGCCCGTAAATCGAGCGCTCCCACTTGCCGATTGCGCCGTTGCTCAGGCCTGCCGCCGCCTCCAGATCGGTACGGCTCAGACCATGCAGCTTGCAAAACTGGTCGATTTTTGAAACATTCACTAGCGATTCTCCTTTCTACTCTTGCAAATCGCTAGAAAATATGCTACTATGTAGTTGCGAAGTACAAAGTGAATAAAATCCAGCGTCTGCATGATATAATATTGTCAGGGGGCTTTGGTTTTGTTTGCCCTGTGCTTAGTATTATACTAGGCTTTTGCATAGTTTTCAATAGGAAATAGGCATATTCCTAGGACTTTGGCTAGCTGCACAAAAACAGGGGGATTTCCCTATGCGAAATGTTGAAAGAGCTAAGCAAATCGCTAAATCAAAGGGTATAAATTTCGCTTTTGTATGCCGTGAGATTGGCAAGAGCAGAAGTTATTTGTCCGAAATGCTGGCAAGCAGTAGAGATTTGCCGGAAAAAATGCTAGAACCTGTTGCGCAGGCTCTTGGCGTAACGGTCGAGGAGCTAAAGGGGCAAGAGCCGACGCAAAAAGAAAAGCCCAATACCTTAGATGGCATTGAGCTTGAAAAATTGTCACCAGCCCGCCGGGCTCTGCTGGAAGCGCTGGAGGGCATGGACGACGAAAACATTATGAAAATTGTTCGGATTGCTCAGGCAGTTAAAAAGGAGTTGCCGGAATGAGCTTGCATCTTGATCGGAAGGAACTGAAACTGTTGCGGGCCTTGGATAAAGCATATCCTGGCGGAATAGAGCGCACTTCGGATCTGCTGGAATCATCCAGCAGGTTGGAAGATATGGGGCTTGCAGAGGTCTCAACAGTCGGCGCGTTCAAATCCGGTGTCAGAATCACGACGGCAGGCAAACAATATGTCCGGGAGGAAAAAGCAAACCGGCGCTCCCTCTTGGGCAAGATAGCTGTTGGAATCGTCACTTTGATTCTGATTCCGGTTCTGGTAAATCTGGTTTCTGATTATGTTCTGCCTGCTTTTTTTCAGGCAAAAGCCAGCTGACCCATCCAAACAGGTCATCCCGGAAAAATCGCCAGATTCGATGCTGGTTTTTGGGCTTGTACCAGTTTCCGTTCTCGTCCTGCTTTAAAATGTTCAGTCTACAATACAGCATAAAACCTCCGAATGACTTCTTGAAGCTGGTTTTCGGATAACGAAAGAATCTCACTGATGGCAAGATGCACAAGCTTGTCGTGCGACTCTTTTTCTTCTAGTATATCATGTTTTGCAAACTTTGTGCTATTTTCTTGCACTTTCTTTTCCTCCTTTGGCAAAGCTCTTTGATAATTTTGTTTTATGGCAGCTGGTTGGCTGCTCATTTTTGTTTATGAGGTGGTTATCATGAAAAAGAAACTGATTGCACTTGCTCTGACACTATGCACATTGTTACTCTTTTCAATGGCGGCGGTTGCGGCAAAACCGTCCGTAGAGCTTACGGATGTATATTTTTCTGTAAACTCCGCAAATGGTGTGACACCGACCATCTGTTTCCGAAACAATTCCGGCAAAACCATCAAATATGTAACGTTCACTCTTGTACCCATGAACGCGGTTGGAGATAAGGTGTCTTGCTCCATTCGCGGTTATTCTGCTACACAGGCACGTCTTGTAGGCCCGATTTACCCAACATCCTTAAACACTTCCGGCATCATTGGAACGTTTGATGATAGCACGAAGCGTGGCACTCCATTTTCACAGCAAACGCAACTTACAACGGACTATTATGTTTATGTTGGAGAGCGACATAATAACAAAATTTTGCTTGATAAGTACGGCAACCCATATTACTGGAATGCGTATTATAGCGATGGCTTAAAATATGGTGATCCTTTGACGTACCTTTCTGAATCTGAAATTCAGAACGCTGTTTATGACACGGCTGTTGAATGGGATTGCCTGTGGTACAATGGAACTATCGAAGAAATTGCCGTTACTCAAGCTGTTGTTGAGTACATGGATGGCAGCAAGGAGACCATTTCCCAGAAAGCTTTGTACTCCGGAAACTTCCGCAAAGAGCCTGATTATATCCCTTATTTTGCTATGCTTAAAGCATACAGCCCTGTTTACAATTTTGAATATTACAAAGCAAACAACGCCGATCTGGCCGCTTTGTACGGGGACAACGAATGGAAATATCTCGAGCACTTTGTGACCAGCGGCATGAAAGAGGGCCGTCAGGGTAGTGCCGAATTTAACCTCGCCGCGTACAAAGCAAATAATGCCGATCTGGTTGCAGCTTTTGGCGATAACAATCAAAAATACTACGAGCATTATCTGAACTCGGGTAAAGCTGAGGGCCGTAAAGCTGCGTAAATCTGTTTACAACCGCATTATACAACTGCATGTTGTTGCAGTCAATGGGTTTGCCCATCACTCTTTTTGATGGGTTGCATCAAATTGTTGCAATTTTTGCAATAATTCTCCTGCTCCAGTCTCTGCGCCGCCGGGTGTTTTGGCCGTCATATGTAATGCGTGCAGTGTATTGATCTTGCGGGCGGCGTACATGGTGGCAAGGGCTTGCTGCTCCGGGGTCATATCAACGTAGCAGGCAAGCGCGGCGCGGATGTGCGTGCAAAAGTGGTTCATCTTCTCCATAGTCAGTCCTCCCAAGGCTGTGGTGTGCGGTCGGTTCCGGTCAAAACGGTGGCGGGCATACCGTCGATGATGGTCATTTCGGTTTCTTTACCATTTCTTTGCTCAAAATCCATTTTGTTTTCCCCTTTCTTTTGTGCACATTTATGTCTTATGTTCCAAATTCTACCATGCGCCGTTGGAAAACAAAATACGGATATTTTTTGTCGAATGGCGCAGATTTTTTCTGCGCCATTTTCTGTTAAAAACACGTTGGTTTTACGGGGGCGAAAGTATGAGTTATTTTACGGCAACCCAGATTGGAAAAGCGCTTGCAAAGGCCAGGGTATCTGCCGGCCTGAGCCAAGTGGAGATCGCAAGGCTCATCGAGAAGGGTGAGAGGACGGTACAGAGCTGGGAAAAAGGCTGCACTAGCCCGGACAGTGACGAGGTCATGGATTGGTGCACAGCATGTGGGGTGTCCCCCATCACCGTGTTTATGGAGATGCTGCACCCAGATCTGTATGCGGTTTCCGACAGCGAAAGGCTGGAAGATTCTGTAGATTGGGAGCTGCATCTGCTGATGAGGGCTCTGCCGCCCATCACAAAGCGACTGTTGCTTTTCATTCTGAAGGGCCGACACGGCAGCAGTCCGCCTGCGGTGATCTCCGAGATGGCAGCAAACCTGCACTGCCCACTCAACAACCGGGTCAGCGTGTGCGGGACCATCATAGACCAATACAGCTTTGCCCAGAGCATGGGCCTAGACCCATGCCCGGACGCTCCGCATCCTCCCATTGACGACCTGAAGATCAACTACAGGGCCGGAAGGGCCGCTGCTGAAAATGGTGCCTTCGGATATATCGGGCAGAAAAAGGAGTAAGCCATGAAATGCGTGAGACCATGCTGCCGGAAAGAGATCCCGGATGGTGCTTCTTTTTGTCCGTGGTGCGGAAAGAAACAGCCGGAAGCCGCCCCGCAGCAAAGAAAAAAGCGCCGCCGTCCAAAGGGCAGCGGCAGCGTGTATAAGCTGAGTGGGACGCGGGCAAGACCGTATGTTGCACTCACAGCCCGCAGGGATGTTCTGGGCACGTTTGAAACGGCAGGCGAAGCAGTACAAGCGCTGGACGCTTACAACGCCCAGAACACCCCCGCAGCGCGTCTAAAATGCACCTTTGCGGATGCCTATGCCCAATGGAGAGCGCAGCCAAAATTTGAAAAGCTCAGCACGGACATGCAAAAGGGGTACGAGCTGGCTTATGCAAAGGCTGCGCCGCTATACGACCGACAATTGCGGGACTTAAAAGCGGCAGATTATCAACAGGTCATTGACGCAATGGTGGAAAAAGGGCTCTCCCGAAGCTCCTGTGAAAAACAGCGCACGCTTTTTAGCCAGATCTGCGAGTGGGCAATGGCGCAGGACATCATAAACAAAAATTATGCCATGCTACTGCAGCTCCCGGCGGCTACAGGAAAAGCGGAGCGCACTCTGACTGCAGCCGAGATAGAGCAGATCAGCATCTACCAGAATGACCCAAAATTCGGGCAGACGGCTCAGATCGCCATGGTGCTGCTGTACACCGGTATGCGCATTGATGAACTGCTCTCTATGCGCTGTGAGGATGTGCATCTGAAGGAGCACTATATGCAGGGCGGCGAAAAGACCGAGGCAGGCAAAAACCGCATTATCCCGATTCTTGAACCGATTTACAAGACGGTAGCTTTTTGGATGCTGAACAGCGGGTGCGAATGGCTGATACCATCCAAGACCGGCACAAAGCTGGACAAACGCAATGTGGCTACAAAATTCCGTGCCCTGATGCAGGAATGCCATATAGAGGGGGTGCACCCACACACCCTGCGTCATACGGCCAGCAGTAAAATGGTGGAGTGTGGTCTGGAAAAAACCGCTGTGCAGGCAATCCTCGGTCACAAGAATTTCTCCACCACGGCAAACAAGTACGTGTCACACAACGACCCGGCATATTTGTTGCGGGAAATGCAGAAGATGAAGTACTGACTTGTTAGATTGTTTGTTAGATTATCACACGTTTTCAGGTGTTTTTTCACGGTTTCAATAAAAAGAAAAGCGTATAGGCGATTTGTTTTTATCGCCTATACGCTTATTTTTGGAGCTGGTGACAGGAGTTGAACCTGCAACCCACTGATTACAAATCAAATTTATTTTACGTTTTACTGTAAATAATTATTTATCTGTTGGCTTTCCGTTAGACTATATATCCCATGCCCAAACGTTGAAGCCTATGTGAAAATAGCACACTCTATGTCTTTTTACAAGTCGCTTATCTTTCGCATTACTAGCTCATACTCTTTCGGGTACACCAGCTTTATTGCCTTCATGTGCTCATCAAGCACTTCCATCAAGCCTCCAAAGGGCGCGGCGCTGGCCGCTTCCACGAACTCGCTTTGCGGATTTGCTTTTGTGGAGTATGCCGCCGCATAAGTCGCGGGCGGCAATGACTGGATCTGCGTTTCAGGCGCGTGCGCTTCTTCCAACTCGTCCCGCACAGTGCAGAGGGCGGCAAGTTTGTTGACACTCTGCCAGCTGGTTTCCTCGCACTTGAGCTTGCGGATGTGCTCATTGATCTCGTCAATATCCATACCTGCCGCCCCCTTTCTTATGCGTTGCGCAGGATGTCTGCCGCCCGCTTGTAGGCGTCACGCTCTGCACCGGTGGCTTCCTGCATCATGTCCTCGATGTCAGAAATCATGCGCTCACGTCCATCCGTGCGGGAGTAGTGACCGCGCACATAGTGACGGCCACGGTTGGCGTAGCTGTTTCCCCGGTTGTAACCGTTTCCGGCATCGTGGCCGAAAGTCCCGCGCATGTCAGCTTCCCACTCGCCTGTTCGGCTGTACTCTCCGCCCTCGCAGTAGTCCGCAATGCGGTGGATGTCCAGAATGATGTCCACGATCTCGCCGATCATCTCAACATCGCCAGGGGACCGGTTCTTTTTGTCGGTCAGCTCCATGAGCTCGTCGCACATCTCATCCTTCAGATGATTCAGTTTATCCAGCATGACTTTATCTCCTTTCTTATGCTACCCGCTCAACGATCAGGTTGCTGTTTGCAATGTTGACCGCCTGCGTGCCGGTGTTTTTAACCGCCACGGTCAAGCAGCAGCCTCGCGGCACCTCGATGAACGCAGCAACGAAAACGTTGAAGTAGTTTTCGACTGCAGCAGGTGTGACAATGGCGGTCGCGCTATTGAGTGCCTCACCGCCGACAGCCAGCGCCACGGAAACGGGCCCCACGGTGCCGCCGGTGGGAATGGCGATATTTCCGCCAAAGCTCACCTTGAAGCGGGCCCGGCACTGCCCGCTTGTTAGGCCGCGCAGCGTCACAAGGCCGCTGCCAGCACGGTGCACAATGCACGCAGGCGCTTTCGCCGCAGTCTCGGTGAGGGGAAGGTTCTGCCCAACTGCCACAGTCTGGGTTGCGACAGATGTAAATTCAGCCATTTTATCGGCTCCTTTCATAATAAAAACGCCGGGACTACTGCCCCGGCGCTCTGGTTTGCAAAATCAGCTCAGGGGCTGAACATTTTGATATGGGCATTTCCATTTTGGAAACAACCACTCAAAAAGCTGTCGTGATTCGGTTATGCGCAGCTGCCGCAGCCGGTCCCACAGCCATAGTAAATGGCGTTGGGGTTGGGCACCTGATACGCAGGCACGGGAGCTTTCTGCTGCAGAGTCCCGATGATCTGGTTGGTCTGCGCGTTCATCGCGGTGGTCAGGAACGCGCTCTGGCGATCCTGAGAAGCAGCCCGGCGCAGCTCGTTGTTCTCGCTCTGCAGGGTGGCGATCTTATCATTGGTCAGGAAGTCGAGCACCGCGCGGGTGTTGCTGTTCTGATTCTCGATGATGTCCCGGGTGTTGTTGTTCATGGTGTTCTGCGTTGCGCAGAAGCCCTGCTGCATCTGGTTCCGGGTGTCACACTCCTGCGTGGCCAGATTGTAGTTGACGCCCTGGATCGCGGTCTGGGTCTTGCAGCAGCAGTCTGCCAGCTGTGTAGCCAGAGCATTCTGACCCTGCATCAGCGCAACGTTGGTGCTGTTGAAGCCCTGCTGCATGGCGTTGGTGACACCGTTCAGGCCCTGCTGCACGCCGTTGAAGCCCTGAAGCATCCCGGTGTTCATGGCATAGAAGCCATCACACAGGCCGCTTTCCAGCCCGTTCAGCTTGTTCATAACGCTCTGGTTGTCGAAGCCGCGCTGCAGGTCTGCCTGTGTGACAGCGCTGGTCATATAAGGCGAAGCGCCGCCCATGCCGCCGCCCCAGCCAAAGCCGCCCATGCCGCCCCAGCCGAACATGCCGAAAATCAGGAAGAGGACGATCCAACCCATCCAGTCGCCTCCCCAGCCGTTGAAGCCGTTGCTGTAACCGTTGGCGGGCTGTACCGGCATGGTCAGAACCGTGCTATCAGAAGAAAGAGACATAGTTTTACTCCTTTACGTTAGATTTTGAAATTTATTCTAAATGCGGCCGCATTTTAGAATCCAAACATATTTTTCATGCCGTTGAGCATCGGCGCGATCTGCTGTGCCCGCTGCTGAATGGCGTTGAGCTGCTGTTGTGAGAGCTGCCCGGAGGTGAGCATCTGGTTTATCATCTCCTGCGGGTTCTTCCCCTGCATCTGGCCCATAAACTGCTGGAACTGCCCGCCAATGGGGTTCTGGGTCTGTCGGCCCATCGAGTTATACAAGCTGCTGCTCATCGTTTAGCTCTCCTTTTCCGGCTCTGGTGCTTCCTGCTTCTCCAACGCCGCCAGCTTTGCCGCCAGCGCGTCGAACTCCTTACGAGTGACATACTCCCCGCCTGCGGCTTGCGTGGCAGCGATCGACGCTTTGGGGCCGCTGGTGCGTTCTTTGTAGTCGTAGATGCGGAGAGGGAACGGCCTGCCGTCCTGTCCCACTTCTTTGATGTAAAATGTATCGGAATCGGCATCCAGTAAAAGCACCCGGCTCCCGTTGGCGACCAGATAGCCCCGAGCTGCCGCTTCACCCTGTACCCAGATAAAACCGCTGTCAGCCGGTGCGGCCTGCCCCTGCATTGTCGGCATCATGACGGGCTGGGGCTGGTACTGTGCTGCCCTGAGCTGTTCAAGCTGCCCCTGCGGCTGTTGCGGGTAATACACTTGTGGGTATCCGTTATAGATCGGCATTGCTTAGTCCTCCTTGTACCAGTAGTATATCGGGCATTCTGCGCCGCTGTCCCAGCTGTCTAGCCAGTCGCCGTTGACCACGGCCAGAACGTGGCCGGAGCAGCCCAGTACATACACGCCGTTCGGGTACTCCCGGGCAAAATCTGCCACCGTGTAACAGGTGGTGCAGTCCGCCTCGACAAGGCGACGCTTGAATCCGTGCTTTTGGAGGTATGCGCCCCATGTGCGGTTGGCGCTGGGCATATCGCCGAGAGCAAATCCGGTCAGCGCCAATCCAATGTAGACCTGCTCCCAGCTCTGCCCTGTGGCAGCCGCTACAGCACGCACGGCGCAATCCCCGACGCTGCCCCCGTGGGGGTTGGGGCTGAACTTGATCCACATTGGCGCTTGCCTCCTTTGCGCCCAGTGTAGCAGATCCGCCCGGCGGGAGAGGCAACGAGCGACCAACGAAGGACAAAAATGCTCTATTTTGCCAAAAGAAAAAAGTGCTCATTGAGCACAAAATTTTACAAACAGGCTTGACTTTTGCGCTCAATGAGCGTATAATAAAGACAGTGAAAGACACCAACACACAACAACATGGAGGTAAAAAATATGAAGATCCTTAACGCTGAAGAGTTCGCCGCAAAGGTCATGGAGAACGGCACCGAGGTGGAACCTAACGAATACAAGACCATGGATTGTGAGGACGGCGAAACCGTCTGGACGATCTACGCTCACATCGACGCCGACGGCAACCTCGTACACAATCATGACGATGCCGAGTGGACCATCACCGCCGACATGAATCTGACCGAGGAGCAGTCCGAAGCCGTCATGCAGGGCGAGCTGGACGACATGGAGAAGGACGTCATCATCAGCGACCTCTACCCCCAGTACGTCGAGACACTCAAAGAGAACGAAGAGTGGATTAACCTGTAAATAAAAAAATCCCCTGCCGGATGCTCGCAACATCTGACAGGGGATTTTGTGAAAGACGTACCATGGAGGTACACGAACATATTATCATGCGAAAGAAAGGAAGTCAACCATGTATAGCAAAGCAGAACTTTTTGACATGGCTGCCAAGCAGCCGAAAGAAGTTTTTCTCGGTAACGTCACCCTCAGCATCCCGGACGATTCCGATGGCTGCGCCGATCTGGACGCCGAGAAAGACCGTCTGGGCCGTATCTGGGCAGCAGCACGCATGAGCGTGCGGGAGATGGTGGTGGCATCCGGCATCAGCCAGACCGCCTTTGCAAAGGGTGCGGGCATCCCGCGCCGCACGGTGCAGGGGTGGTGTTTGGGCGAGCGCGACTGCCCGGAATACGTCCGCTTCCTGCTGGCCGAGCACTATGGGCTGATCTGAGGAGAATGTTATGGCAGATTTGACTGGAAAGCATTTTGGAAAGTGGACGGTACTTGCGCCGTCTGAAAAGCCGCACTACTACACATGCCAGTGTGAGTGCGGAGTGGTAAAAGACGTGTATGACAGCTCCCTGCGTCTTGGCAAAAGCCGCAGCTGTCTGTCTTGTGCGAATCGAGGGCAAAAGCCAGGCCTGACAAGCGCAAGACTGAAAAAGGCAAAGGAAAAAGAGGGACACGTCATTAACGGATGGAAAGTATTGGAAGTTTTGCCCGAAAAGAGGTCAGGTTGCTTTCTGTGCCGTGCTATTTGCCCGAAATGTGGGAAGGAAACCACCGTAAAGATCACAAGGCTTTCTCGGATCCAGCATTGCGCAGATTGCAACAGGGACATTGGAGAGAAAACCGGGGCAATTCACAGCACAGCTTACGCGGGTGGCTCTTCCATTATGTCGATTCGCACAAGGGTTGGAGGCCATATCAATAAAAATTCCACTTCTGGCGCAAATGGCGTGTGCAAAGACCACCATGGCCGATGGCGTGCATATATCAATTTTCGGCGGAAGCAGTACCATCTCGGCAGCTACGACACCGTCGAGGAAGCCGTTGCGGCCCGCAAAGAGGCCGAAGAACTGATCTACGCCCCATACCTTAAAGAACATGAAGGATGGGAAGAAGAGCTTTCCAGCAGGCTTGAGGAATTGAAGAAAAAGTAAAAAAATCCCCCAATGCTCCAAACGGAACACCGGGGGATTTCTGCGTCTCCCGCATGGTACGCACTGTAAGTAGGCGGGTGGGAGACTGTATCAACTAAAAATGCCTACTTCTGCTATCGCAATTTTGACGTATGCGCACTATTCAAAACCGTTCAAGCATTTTCGGACTTGCTATGGCTGGAATTGAACCAGCGCAATAGACGGGGTGCGCCCTGCTCTACCAACTGAGCTACATAGCCTTAAAGACCCACCATGATACGCATCGTTGAGAGGCTTGATGGGTTCAGATATCCACCCTAATGCGCTTCTTCGAGAGGCCGGGCGGATTTGTTGAGATTATTATACCACAATTCGTGCAAAAAGAAAAGCCAGCGGGTAAACGTTCTTCCGCTGGCTCTCTGTACACATTTCTCCGAAGTGTGTGTACTCTACTTCGGACGGTATAAACAGTATATCACACATTCAGCATTTTTTCAATGCCTTTCAGCCGGTAGCCTATCGCTGTCCGGCTGTAATGTGTTTGTGCTGCAATGTCCGGCAGCGGGAGCCGCTCAACGTACCGCAGTAAGGCTATCTTACGGTCTACCCTCCCAAGCGGTGCGCTTTTGATCGCGGTGGTCATCTGCTGCCGGTCAAGTCCTTGCAGCGCAGCGGGCAGCACCACACGAGCCGCCGCCACAGGCAGCACCGAGCCAGAAAGGCTGCGGCAGCTGTCCGGCGTTGCGCACCATATTGCCAAGCACGGCAAAATGGTGACGTTTTGTCACCATTTTCGTGATGTCACGAAATTGTTCTTGTGCGGCGAACATTTTGCCGGGGTTGGCAAAATGGTCAGGTTTCACGATTTTGTTGACGTTACCAAAATCGCAATGAGTTCGACTTTTAACAGCTAAAAAGTTGAACTCATTTGTTAAAATGGCCGTTTTGGGCCACTTTTCAGGATATGTAGTGCTGCTCATGGTCATTCCTCCTGCGTCATATCGTCCGGCGCATCAATCGCGCTGTCCTCCGCGTCCAGTGCGTCATAGTACGCCTTTGCCAGAGCTTCCACCTCTGCGATGTCGTCCTCCGTCAGCAATCCGCTGTCCAGATGGGTGTAAGCCTTGTCCAGCCAGTATGCCACGTCGCGTCCGGCGGCGATTTCTCGCTTGATGGAGCGCAGGGTCAGGTCGTGGCGTGCTTTCGATTTAATTGCCATATGTACCTCCTTTAGGTCATGGACGCTACTGCGTCCTCAAGGTCCGTGATGCGTTTGATGGGGTCTGCTCTGCCGGTCACTGTCAAGGCATCTGCATCGGTCAGCAAGGTGTTCACGCCGGGGAGGGCGGGGATAGGCTGTGCGCCTGTCGCGATGAAAGGGGTGGGAGTGGCGAGCTTGTAGCAGACTTGCACAGGGGTTCCGGCTGCGTACTGGGCGGCGAGGTAGGATTTCAAAGCGGCAACGTTCGCAAATGTAGACCAACGCAGATATAGGGATGTTTTCCACCCGTTTACTCCTTGTACCGTATTCGAACTTGAAACCGATGCAATAGGGAACGTTGTGCAATAATCGCCCCTGGACAGCACTCTTGTTCCAATGGAAATCGAAGTGCTCTGAAAATAAAGAGTATCACCTGATCCAACGGCATTCCATGGTTCCGTTCCATCCAGCGTCAACAACTTCCACGCCTCCTGCCCCTCTCCCGTCACTGCATCCACCGTACCGCCGTAGATGGTGCGGGGCAGGGTCAGAGTGGAGGTTTGGCCGGTGTATGGGGCGTAGGTGGTGGGGGCGGTGGTGCCAGAAACAAGTATAAGCTCAAAATATGTATCTATCACCGTGCCCTTTTTAATAGATGCGATTGCGCCATAAAAGGAAATTGAAATATTTGTTGGCTTGGCTAAGCTGCCAGTATTTTTGCCGACACCGATACTTGTTTCAATCCAAGCTACACTGCCGGTAGGTGTATTTTTTCTGAGTGTAATTACAATTGCATTAGTAGACAAAGGAGTACTGATTGAAGCTCGGTTTACAGTGTATGTACCTGCTGGCAGGCGGACGGTGCCGATGCTACACGAAAATCCGTCCATATTCAATGTGCCTCTCAAGTGATAGCGCCCATCAGGTTCTGTTGTAACACTGATTCCACCCGATTCTTTTTCAATAGGCAAATTCAGCAGATTCTCCCCGCACCGTTCCACTTTCACCGCATCCCGCCCGGAAATAGGCCGGATGTTATCCGGGCTTGGGTCACCGCTGCCCTCCTGCGTCGGCTCCCAGCTCACCTTACAGCAAAGTTTACTCCCCGCCACGGGGTGACACACAACAGGATTCCCGGTTTCAGAGATGGGCGGGCAGAGCATGTCCACGATGTGCTTGCTGCTCCATGCGTCGGTGCCGACTGTGGTGTCGTCGATGACTGCTTTGCTTGCCAGCGCATCGCCGGTCACTTTAGCGTCAGCTGCCTGCCCGCTCTGGCTCAGGGTGGCATCTACGGTGGCGTCTTTGCCGGGTGCGCCGCTTTTAAGTGTAAAGTTTAGCACGGGATTTTTAGCCGTGCCAGTAATTGTCGCAGATGGCGCGTCGCCCTCTTCCACCGTACCGATTGTGAGCTCAGGTGTTGCGCCTGTATCACCCGGTCTACCTGGGTCGCCTTGCTTGCCATTCAGCACATCGACAGAGCTGGTCCCGGTCGCGTCGGTGATGACGATACGATGGCCGCCAGTGATATCCTGCACGGTGACTGTGGGCGATGTGCCCGGCTCGCCCTTAAAGTCTCCGGATGCAATGCCGTTCTTGAGCTCCTGCAAGCTCTCGGCGGCCTTTTTCTGTGCGTCACCGGCGGCTTTCTCGCTGGCAGCGGCCTTTTGTGCGGCTGCTCCTGCCTGCTGTGCTGCAGTCTGCGCGTCGGTCTTAGCCTGCTCTGCGGCGGTGGCATCGGTGTGCACGGCATCCACCAGCTCCTGCCATGCAGGGGTGCCAGGCTCCGGCATGCTGCCGTCCTCCGTGCCGGAGTTGGCGGCCACACGGTAGCGCAGATCTGCACTTGTCACGGTGCGGGTGCCATCGCTTCCCTCGAAGGTCACGCACCCATTGCCGGGCTGTGCGGTCACGCTGGCGGGCACGGCCACATAGCCGTCCACCACCAGCGAGGATGCCGGGTCTTTGCCGTCCGGGACGTGCCAGAAAGCCCGGATGGTCAGGCCCTCCCACTCGCCGGAAGCGGTGACGGCAAGGCGGTACACGCCCCAGTTTTTGGTGTAGCCAAAGCGCACCAGCTGCTCATAGCCCGGCACTTTGACGACGCCATTGGATGCGAGAGATACGCTTAGCTCGATCATAAATTACTCCTTGTTGATAGCAGGATGATTATCTGCCAGTGCCTTCTTCATCAGGCTTACGGCCTTTTCAATCACCGCGTCAAGCACTTCATCCGTGATGATAGGCTTCAGCCATGCAGGGCAGGCCGCACGTAGCGCGTCAAAGACCTGCTTCTTTTTCTTTGCGCCCTGGCCGCTGCCCATGATGCTGTCCTCGGCCTTGCACACGAGGTCATAGGCCAGATCTTTGACCAGCTGCTTATAGCCCATGCGGATAGCGCCGACTGCCAGAGCCACAAAGCCGACGATGATGAGAACGATTGCGACGGGGGCGGGGATGAAATTAAGAATTGCTGCCATGTTCAGTTTCCTTTCTCCTGTTCAAGGTCTGCGATACGGTGATTGGCGACCTTCATTTGCTCTTCTAAAATCGGGACTCGTTGCGCAAAGTTGTTGTGTTCCCTCACTTCACGAGTAAGTTCTTCCAGTTTGGTTTCGGTGATGGCCTGCTGCTTGTCCAGCTTTGCATCCATGTTTTGCGCTGTGCGGCTATTGGAGTAAATAACGCCGATCAAACTCAGACCGCCGGTAATCAGCGCTACGGTGATAGCCTCGCTCATTCGTCCTCCCGGAGACGGGTCAGGCCCTTCTTGCAGATGATGCTGGTATAGTCCTTGTAGGCAATGGACAGGTCAACATTGCCTGCAACGCCCGGAACGCTGCCGGAGCTGGTATGCTGCCACATCCCATAGGGGTATACCGTGGCGGGCTTCTGGCTACGGTAGGCCGCCAGCCACACATCATAGGGCTTGAGCGCCGCGCCGGTCATGTAAAGGTGCTTGTCTGCATAGCTCAGGTAGGTGTACAAGATAGAGTAAAATCCCCAGTCCTGCACCGTTTTCAGCTCGTAAGCGGTCAGGTCGGTCAGCACCTCTTTGCTAAGCTTCGCGGGCAACGCGTCCTCGACGTCCACAGCCACCGGCAGGCGCAGCGTCTTGCCGATCAGGGCGCTTTTCAGCAGGGCCAGCTCCTTGTCAGCTTCTGCTCGGCTGACGGCCTTGAAGTAGCCATACACGCCCACCGGGATGTCCAACCGAGTGCACTCCGTGTAGTTGCGGGCAAAGGTAGGGTCCAGATACGGCTTGCTGGGTGCGCCTGTCTTGCTGTTGCCCATTGCCCGCAGCATCACACCGTCCACCTTGCCGCTGGCCTTGACCTTGTCCCAGTCGATGTTGCCCTGCCAGCGGGAAACGTCCATGATTGTTTTACTCATTTAAGCCTCCTTGTTCTTATTGCCGGTCTTGTCCTCCAGCAGCTCGATCAGCTCCTTGTACTCGGCCTCGGTGATGCGGCCAATGGCGTAGAACACGTCCAGCTTGTCCGCAAGGCCAGTGGTCTGGCCGCGCTCGATCAGGCGTTTACAGATACGATACAACATAGTTTTTACCTCCTTATGTGGTGGTGTCAGTGGTGGTGTCGTCGGTCATCCCCAGTTCCAGCATGGCGACGCGGTATTCATGATCTACCGCCAGGGCGTCCGTGTCCGCCTGTGCGGCCTGCGTCTCGGTCAGCAGCTCGGCGAGGGTGGGGTAGTGGTAGCCGGAGAGCCAGATGTCTACGGTGTAGCCGCCGGTATTTATGTCCGACCCTGCCAATTCAAAGTGCAGGGTCCCGTCCGGTCGGAAAGTCGTGTTGGATGCAAAGATTCCATCGCCCTTGCCGAAGTTGTGGTTGACCGTGCCGCCTTTTGCGATGTCTACTTCTTCACCGTATGTTTTGCCACTGTCGTTGTACCTCGACTTAACGTGCACATAGTCAAGGCCGTCTGGCATTTTGATGTCGTAGGAACGCCACCTTTTTCCGGTTTCCACGTGGTGGTTCCACACCAGCCGGGGCTCCGACTTGACCGCCACACTGGCCGCGATGGTGTCATACAGCGTCTTGCCGCTCAGGGTGCCGTCCTCGTCCACATCCAGATAGTCGCCCACCTTCACGCCGCCCAGCTGGTCTGCCGTAGCGGGCGGCAGGGTGTACGGCGTGCCGAACTTGGCATCGGCCTGGTCCTTGGTGTACCTCTGATCCAGGGCGTCGCCGGTCGCCTTTGCATCAGCCGGCGCGCCCGATACGGTCAGAGTCGTGTCAGTGGACACGATAACCTTTGCGTCGGCGGCACTCTTTGCAGCTGCTTCCTCGCTGGCCTTTGCGGCAGATGCACTAGACGCGGCAGCAGTTTGACTGGCCGCTGCTCCTGCTGCACTGGAAGCAGATTCCTCGGCTTTTGATGCCGAAATACCTGCCTGCTCTTGCGCTGCGCTTATGGCTTTTGCAGTGGCGTCTTTGACTGTCTGGGCTGCTGCTGCGGCCTGTTCTGTGGCAGTTGCCGCCGCGTTTGTGGCTGTTTCCGCACTCTGAACAGCTTCTTCCTGCCGCGCGATAACAGCCTCGCCATACTGCTTCACATACTCAAAGCCCTGTGCAAGGGCTTCCCGTACTTCCACACCGCGTTCTGCATTGCGGACTTCGGAAATTGCTTCGTCAAATGTCTTATCCAATTTATCACCCCTTTGCGGATGCATAGCCCTTCAGCGAGCGGCTCAGGTCATAGGCGTCACTGGCTTTTCGTGCGCTCAGGGCCTGCAAGTCGCTGACGCTGGAGAAATCAATGCCCAGCGTGAATTCTTTTTTGTCCGGCGCGTCCAAAGGCTCCACAATCTTAGAGCACAAAAGCCAGGTGTTCACCCCGTGCGGGTTGGAGTAGATGTGTGTCATCTTGCCAAAGCCAAGGCGGGCGATATCCACGCCGGCATCCTTGAGGTCCACAGCCTTTACCGTGATTCCGTCAAGGTAACGCAAGTTTTTGGACAGCTCCGCGTTTGCGGCATCCAGAAGCGACTGCGTTGTGTTTTCGGTTCCGTCCTGCACAATGACCCGCGCGATGATGCCAAACAGCTTTTGCGCGGTGGCGTCGTTAGCGGTTGCCGTGATGGTGTTGGTTTTCTCCCACAAAAACCAACCGGATTTCTTTTTTCCGACGGCAATGACGCGGGTGACGATATCCTCTGCTTTGACGTAGCTGCTCAGGTCGAGCAGGTTTGTGCCGAATGCGATGGGCTGCCCGTTTTTCTCCTGCACTTCCTGGACGTAGTCCAGATACCGGGCCCTGTTTTCGTGCCGGACGATCAGATACCCGCCGTATACATCCACAAGCTCATTTTGGATGACATCCCATGTAACGCCAAAATTTCGTCCATCGCCAAAGGTGTACCGTGGCGCAGAATCGTAACGGACCACGGAAGAATCCGGCAGGGCTGCACCGTTGAACAAGACGGCATAGCCGTCTCCCTTCTTTTCGATTTTCCAATTTTTCGAGACCGTGTCTTTGAGATCGTATTCCGTCTCAGGCGGAAGGGATTTTGAGTGCGTGGCGCATGTGATATCCGGCGTAACCGTTCTTTGCGTGGCTTCGTGCGTCTGGCCATCTCCGTCCAAGGGCAGGGCCACATTTACGCTCACGGAAAACAGGCCGTTTCCTGTGCGCCAGATATACCCGTTTATGGAAGAATCCGCATGCTTTTCATTCAGCGTCCAGCTGTACGCGGATGGATCCGGGGCCGTGTCATCATCCGAGTAGCCGGCTTCATATTGGCTTACAAGCTGTACGCCGGACGAGGTATAAAGTCCATATTCATACCTGTAATCGCCGTCACTATCCGGAGTACCCGCCATGTATTCCAGTTTCATCACGCAGTTATGCAGCTCTGGCACCACCACGCTGGTGCTCGGAAAGCCAACATTTCCGCAGACAAACGACTTGTATGCGTCCACCATGCCGGTGTGGTTTTCCAGCAGAAACGAAAGAAATTGCTTGATCGTCACGTCTTTGGCTGTATATGGCGCAACAGAGCTGTCGTTGAGGTAGGCCAGCTCTCCCTCGCAAAAGACTTTTTGACGCAGCATAAAATCCTGCTCATGGCTCATGGGCCTGCCCTCCCAGATGCGCACACCGTCTTGTTCTACGGACACGGTCGTGCGCATTTTTTGCAAAGCTGAGTGGGCCACATTGCCAAGCGGCAGGGTGAATTCCAAGCTACCGGCCTTGCTCACCTCCCGTGTCAAAGTTGGACTGATGAGCTTTTTTGTGTCCGTGTAGTCTGTTGGGTCGCAAATGCAGGTCTTTGTCTTCCACACGTCAACGCCGGTCTGGACGCCCGCATAAACTTTATAGCTCATAAGCTGCCCCCCAGATATCGGATGCTGATGCTGCAATCCGCAGACGCCGCAAAGATGAGAGTACCTACAACGCCATCCGGCATATGCAAGCCCTCAATGTACTGCCACTCTGTAGACTTTGCAAGGATGCCAACCTCAAGGCCATTGAGAGACACCGCAATGTCGGCAGCGTCCTCACTGCGCTTGAAGTAGATGCCAGCCGCTCTTGGTGCACCGGTGACGGTTACGGTGATGTCCTCATTGGCTTTGAGCTGGATATCCGTATAATTGCGGATAATCGCCGTATCAAATACAAGGTCATCCCACAGCCAGTCATCAGAGCCGTCGTATACACTGCGTTTGAAGGGGTCGCAGGTGCCGGTGATAGTAAAGGTACTGGAAAGCCGGTCGCGCGTCATGGACACGCTCCACAAGCCCTCCCAGTAAAAACTGGGGTCATTGTCGAATTTACACTGGAGCCATTTCCCGTGGATGGCGTTTGCGATCCGGCTGTAAAGGGTCGGCCAGGTTTTTTTGGGCGCCCTGCACAGCAGCTCCATGGTAATGGTGCGCTTTTTGTAGTGTGGCCTGCCGTCCAAAGAACTGGTCAGGTTGAGCAGGGTATCAGACCCTGGCACCTGCACAAGGTAGTCATCCACCTCAGCAGGGCCGATTTTGGGGCTTCCGACCTTGAGATACAGCTTCCAGTCTTTCAGGGTGTGGAAGTCGCCAATTTTCGCGCCCAAAAGTTTGCCCATTATACACCCCTCGCTTTCCTCGTCACGGTCACACCGATGCGAGCGTCAACATTTTGTGCCATCCTGGGCGAAATAACGCCCACCAGCTCGCCGGAATCCATGACCACCTGACCGGTGCCAATGGCAGGCAGATGCTCGTCCAGCATCCCCTCGATGCGTTCAAGAATGCTGGTCTGCCGGTCAACAATGGACTGCTGGCCGGTGACGCGGTACTGTATCGCAGACCGCGTAGAAAACTCGCTCAAGCTGTCGTAAACGCCCACATCGTCAAACGGGCTCTTGTAATTATTGACTGGGTCTTTGCTCTTTTTGTTTTTGGCCCACAGCGCAAGCCCGATTCCGCCAGCTGCAGCGCCCGCAGCGCCAACGCCCAGGATCAGGGCAAGAACGGGGTTCGCTGCCACAAAGGACACGATGCCGCCCAGTGCAGAGGTGATGCCGCCTGCCATGCCGGAAAAGCTCTGGACGATGCCGCCTAGTGCTCCGCCCACGCCGCCGGAGCTTGCAAGGCCCTGCACGATCTCAGAGAACGCCTTTACAGACGTAGTGGCACCATCCACTCCGGCAGTAATGCCGTTTGTGAAGATGCTCTGGATGGTTTCCAGCGCCTTGCCGATGCCGCCGCTGAAGTAGCCCTCATTGACCGCGGCCGCCGCGTCCGCAAGCCACTTAGAGATCACGTCACGCTGATCCTGCGACACCTCGCCCCAGATCAGATTGACAAAATCCAGAGCGAGACCGCCCCAGTCGCCATTTTTGGCATCACTAAAGGCGCTTTTTACCAACCCGAAAATGCCCTTATCCAGCTGGCCGGAAGCCTCGCTCAGCTGCTGGTCAATGCGGTTTTGGGTGCCCTTCACGCTCTTGTCAATGAGGTTGGAGGTCTCCGTCACCTTGTCTTGAACGCCGTCGATGTAGGTGATGATCTTCTCGTAGGTCTCCGCGCCGTTCTCGCCGATGCGCTGGCCGGTCTCTGTGACGGTCTTCTTGATATGCTCGCTGCCATCCGCGTACTTCTCCACCGCCTGCTGCACCTTTGTGGCGATGCCGTTAAAGGTGGTTTCCGAGACGTTGGTAAAAGTGCCCAGCAGCGTTTTTGACATGTCGTCATAGGTCTTTGTGGTCTTTGTAACCGTTCCGTTGACTTTGGTCTCGACCTGCTTAAAGGTCGTGGCAACACCGTTCACCATCTCCTTGCCGGTTTCGGTGGTGGTCTCGGTGATGCGGTCTTTGATTTTGCCGGAGCTGTCCTTTACCTTCTCGGTAAGAGTCTGGATGCTAGTGGTTACAGTGCCCAGCTCGTTCTGTGCGGTAGTGGTGGCCGTGCTGGAGATGGACGAAATGACCGTTTCGGTGGTGGACTTTTTACCTGTGGATTTTTTCTTGGTTGTGCCAGTAGGGCTTGTTACGATGGAGCTGCCGGTTTCTCCGCTGGTTTTAGCTGGAACCCAGCCGTCATTTTCGTCCCAGACCATTCCATTATGGTTTTTGTCCCAGTTTTTTCTGCTTTCTTTTTGGATTTTTTTGCTCTCTTGGTCTGAATTGAATGCTTTTTGATAAACAGCATCCCAATCGCCGTGAAATATGCCAATTTTCCCATTTTTTAAAGCGTCAAAAACAGCTTTTAATCCAACAGCAGAGGATTTTGCCTTATCAATAACGTTGGAAAGTCCCGTTATTTCTCCGATAAGCCCGCTCCATCCGTCAAGTTTGTATGCGTCTTGGGCAGCCAAAACCATTTCATTCAGTTTGGTAATAACGCCGCCGAGTGCGCTTGTAAGGTTGCCGGTCATAAGGCCAGCCAGCTGACTGACGTTATCCTTTAGGGTGGATACACGCCCATTCATGGTCTGGCTCTGGGTGTCCATGCTGTTGTAGTAGCGCCCGCCCTCTTCGGAAGCGGCCTGCAGGGCCTGTGTCAGCAGATCATAACTGATGGTCATGTTCTGCACTTCGGCGGTGGACTTGCCTGTGTAGTCGGCCAGAATGCCGTACACGTCGATGCCAGCATAAGCAAACTGCTTGATATCGGCCGTTGTAGCCTTGCCGGTGTTGGCGATCTGCTGCAGGTTCTGCGCCATGCGGTTCAGCTCGTCGTTTCCGCCACCTGTCGCAGAGACTGCGTCACCCAGTGCCATGATGGTACTGCGGGCATAGGAAGCGTTCTCGCCTGCAGAGATCAGGTACTGGTTCGCCTTTGTCAGGGACTCGACATCAAACGGGGTTTTTGCCGCGTCTTCCTGAATCTGGCTCATGACCTGCTGGGCAGCTTCCGCGCTGCCCAACATATTGGTAAAGCCGGTGGTGTATTTCTCGATCTGGGCGTTGTACTCGATGCCGGAAGAGATGAATCCCTCTGCGGCACTGAGCGCAGCGGAGCCGAGCTTCGAGAAGACGTTCGCCATGACCGTGCCCTGTGCAATAGCACCGGCCAGAGATTTGCCGGATGCCTTATCCGTGGAGCTGGCAAAGCCATCCATGCCGTTGTTTGCAGCTTTTAGCGCGGTCGTGGTTGCCCTGAGCTGCGCTTCTGCCTGCGCCAGCATGGTCTTGAGATTTTTGGTCTCAGAGGACGCTTTGCCGGTCTTGCCCACCGATTCGTTGTAGCGTCTGGTCAGCTCCACTACGGCCTTTGCTGCCTTGCTGTACTCTCCTGACAGTGAAGAAACGGTCTTTTTTGTCTCAGATTGCACATTCTGGATGCCCTGCCGGTAGGCGCTGTCGTCCAGCCCGAGGGTGGCGCTCAATTCAAAAAGTTTCAGGTTCCATCACCCCCTCCGCACAGCTCTTTAAGAGCCTTGCTGTTTTCTTCCGTGATCTCCGCCGCAGACCGCTTGTCGATCTGCTTTACATAAAGCGGAAATGTATACGAAGCACCGTAGGAATAAAGAGCGTTAGCTCCCGCAAGACCGCCAACGGCATCTGCTACGCAATCGCGGTAGAATTGAATTTCATCGTGGTTTCTGATTTCTTTTTTGATGTGGTCGAGGATATAGGACTTGCCGAAAAGTTCCAGCAAATCCAGACGAATGGTCGAGACCATCCGTTTATATCCTTCCACGCCGATCACATCAAGGATCTCAAAAAAGCCATGAAATCGTCATCAGACAGCGCGCGGGACATTGCTGCGGCCAGCTTTCTGGTGGGCGGAAGCTCTTCGCCCTTATCCAGCGCCACAAAGAGCGGCAAGACCTTTTCGGTCATGTCTGCGTGCTCTTCGTAGATCATTCGCATCATTTCTTCCGCATTTTTCGCACCCTGTTCTGCGATCTTCTTGGCCTTCTCCTCCGGGGTTTCGTTGCCAGTCAGCGGCGCAGGCCGAGTTGCCGCCGCCACTGCGCCCGTGTCAACGATGCACTGCTTGTATGCCTTTGCCAGCTTATAAGTTTTTGCAAGGTACTCCTTGCCTTCCAGATCAATGATTTCCTTCATGTCTTTCCTCCTTACATCAGGACGCGGCCTTTGTGATAGAGTAGAACTCCATCGGGGCCTGTTCGGGGTTCTCGAGGTCTGCAAAAGCGGTCAGCGTAATCTGCATCGAGCCGCCGCCGCGGTGCTCAGACTTCAGGCTCAGGCCACCGGTGGACATAGCATTATAGAGCTTGACCGCGATAAAGCCTCCGCCGATCATGGGGCCGACCCACCAAATGGGCTTGAAATCCGTCAAAGCGGTTTTCAGGCGTGCAACCACGTGGGTGGGGTCTTCCGGGTCAATGTCCGCAGTGCCAATGGCGAGCTGGATGCTCTTAGGGTCTGCGTTGGGAGTCGTGTAAGAGATGGTTGCGGTGGTTCCTGTGACTTCCACGCCCTGCTTTGTATTGGTGGGGGCGTTGTCGATTCCGGAAAGGGTATCCTCGGTGGAGTTCTGATAGGTGATAGTCACGCCGCCCTGTGTGGCGTGAATGACGTTTGTTTCATCGATTTTCGGGGCCTCAAGCGAGAAATCGGACAAAATGTTGCCCGAGCCCTTGGGGATGCTCTTGAAAGCGTCCGCTGTCAAAACGTTGACGTTAAACTTCTTTGCTAAAGTTTCAGCCATATTGCTCCTTTACTCACGGTATAAGCCGTGTAAGTTCAAAAATAAGGTATTCGCACAGATACCATTCAGGCGTGTTGTTGAGTGGCTGTGCCCAATCTTTATCGTCTTTGTCCAAAAGAATAGCGCCACCCTCGCACTCGATTTTTAAGCCACCTCTTGGGATGGCCGCGCTGATCGTATCCTCGGTTTGCAGGATGGGGACTCTGCCGCCCTTGCTTGGGTACCACAGCCGGGCGTGGAAGGATGCCTTTTCGTTCCACCCGCCGGGGATGGTGGGCTTGTAGGTCAGATAGGGCAGTGAAGCGGCAGGAGGGATGTTATCTTCCAGATAGCCCGGGATTCCAAAGCCGTTGAAAAACGTGTTCAGCGCTCGGTTGATGCTCTCAGACGGGCCCATCACGGCAGCACCGCCTTTTTGCACTTGACGGCCCGCAGTCCCATGCCGGATTCCGGCGGGGCTTTGCCCTCATCTGCCGTGCTGGTGATCTGGAAGGTCTGCCCATCACTTACCCGCTTGATGTAGTCCGGGAAAGCCAGCGGCACGCCGGTGCCAACAAGCAGCGTGTAAGTAGATGCCGTGTCGGCCTGCTCTGCCACCTGAGCTTCCACGGTGGTGTCGTGGCGCTCCACGGCCTCAAACTCCGGGCCGTCCTGCCAGCCGGACACAAAGCCGCCCACGCCGTCCGGCTCATAGCTGCGGGTCTGAAAGCGGTATTTTTGGGTAAAGCCCTGCATCACGGTGGATGCAGTGAACGGATTGACCATGTCACATCTTCCTCCACTGGTTGATCTCGGATTTATAGCGGGTCTTGCCGTCGGCAGGCAGGCCGTCCTTGCCTGTAGCCATCGTGCCGGACCACCCGGCAAAGGACTGAGATACATACACGCCGCCGGCCGGGAGCGCCTTGTCGTATGCGTCGATTTTTTCAGCCAGCTCCACAAAAGCAGGCGGCACGCGCATAGGCTGCACCGTCCCGGTGAAGGTCTCGGCAGTCAGATCGCCGTCCCCGGCCTTGTGTACGCCGTCATTGAAGATGGAGCCGCACACGAGGAAATACTGCCCCGGCACTACCCCGGAGGGCACGGTGTCCGGCTCAAAGGCAAACTCGCCTGCAATTGGGTTGTCTGCCCGGTCAAAGAAATTGTGCGTGTAGGCGCACAGCTCAGGGACGGTCATTGGATGCCTCCTACTCAAAAAGAGCGATTACTCGCCCGGAGTGATAGTCTGGACAGAGATGCCGTCCAGATACTCAGCGAACAGGGTCACGCCGGTGATGGCGAAACTCTCAGAGACGGCGGTGGTGTAGTTTCCCTGGGTGTGGAAGCCAATCAGGTTGCTGGCCTCGCCTGCGGTGGTGTACACCAGCCCAGCCTTGGCGTAGTCGCTGTCGGAGGGGTCAACGTAGTACATCACGATGTTGTCCACGGGGGTTGCAATGACCTTGCCCTTTGCGATCTCGCCGTCGGACAGCAGGAAGATGGTGTTGTAGCCCATGAAATCCTTGATGTACTGGAAGCCGTACTGGTTCTGGATGGTGATCGGGGCGGTGCCCAGGTACTCCGCCACGTCCAGGACGTTGGCAAAGCCCACAACGCCGGTGACGGTTCTGTGCATATTCTTGAACTTGTTCTCCACGCTGCCCTTCGCCATGGCCAGAGCCATCTGAAAGGTCTTGGGGGTACCCTTCAGGCTGCCTGTGTTCAGGTACTTGTAGAACTTATCCGTGACCTTTGCGGTCAGGTCGAACAGGAACTCGTCATCGGTCTTCTGCACGGCCACATCATAGCCATAGTTCTGGATTGCCTCCAGGGAGACGGCCTTGGCGTACTTTTCGATTGTGATCTTGCCGTAGTCCTTCTCCTTGACGGTGTACTGGCTGTAGGGGATCTCCTCGCCCTCTGCCACGGTGCCGCTCTGCAGGGTGCCCTGAGCGTACTTGCTCTTCAGCACGGTGCCGGGCTGCATCCGGATGGGCCGCATGATGCCCATGATCTCCCGCAGGTGTTCCCAGTTGCGCTGGAAGCGGGTCACAAAGTCGATTTCCCGGGGGTTGACGGTGATCTCGGTAGTGGTGATCAGATTAGCCTTTGCTGCCATGTATTAGTCCTTTCCGCCGCCTGTGAACAGGTCGGCATTTGCTGCGATGGCCGCCTGGCGTTCGCCAGCGTCCTTGATCGCAAAAATTTGGTCTTTGGTCATTTTGGAGCCGGTATTGGTGGGCGGGTTGTCCACCTTTGCGCCGGTGGTGGTCGTAGTGCCTACGAAGTCGCTCCAATCAGCTTTCAGGCTGTCGGCGTGCTTCTTGGCGTCCTTGACTTCGCCCTTTTCGTCCAGTTCCAGTTTGTCGATGTCCTCGCCGGACAGACGCACGACCCGGTCTGCGTACTTGTCCAGCACCCCGGCGGTCTTCAGCAGCTCCCGGAACTTTGCTTCCTTGGCTGCGTGGGTGTCCTTCTGGGTCTGCTGGGCCTTGTAGTCGGCCAAAGCCTTTTCCGCAACGGTCTTGCTGTTGGCAGCGGCGTCCCGCTCCTTCTCAGCCTTGGCGGTCGCGGCCTTGGCGTCATCCAGCTGGTTCTGAAGAGCGTCCGTTTCGGTGTGCAGCATGTCCAGAATCTTCTTCATCTTGCCGCTGACGTCCACGGTATCATCCTCCAGAATCGCGCGGAGGTCTTTTCTTTCAAGTGCCATGTGATAGTCCTTTCTGCCCTTGCTCGGGCTGCCATGCTTGGCAATAAGGTTTATTTGCCGGACGTGCTGCCGGTGTGGTGCCGCTTGTGGGGCTTGAACCCACGGCCCCCGGATTAAAAGTCCGGTGCTCTGCCAACCTGAGCTAAAACGGCATAAAAAAGCGGTTGGCGCACAGCGTCAGCCGCTAGATATTGAGCTTTCAGCAGATAATGCAATAGAATGACAGATAGACCATAGCCACCAAAACGTCAATACCGATAACGGCATACCACGGTGGTTTCTTTGCAGTGGCGATGGCAAGAGCATTCCAAACGGCAAAATTCAAAAGGAAAAACACAATCGTTCCTATCATTGCCATGACGATTTTTTGTTCTTGTGGGTTTGGGCTCACTTTTTTATACCTCTTTGTTTCCTTCTTCCACTGCGATCTCTCGCAGCTCATCAATGTGATCCTCCACCGCTGGGCGGAGGAACGGGCGGGCTTTCATGCCCCGGGTAAAGTGCCACTTGCCGTTGAAGTCCTTCCAGACCCACGGCGTTTTGCGTCCGTTGCCCTTCTCGGCAAAGATGCCCGTTCCCAGCTCCACATAGACGCTGTAAAATAGGTTGCTGCCGATAGTCACGGTCTTTTTGGCGAGGTCGAGGGCAAAGGTCAGGCTCTGCTTGAGCGCACCGCCAACATAGCCCTCTATGCCGGTGCTGTCTGCCGTGCCTGTTGGCACAAGAAGCTGCGCATAGTCTTGCACCTTCATGCCCCAGATGGTCAGCACCCGCTCCACCCACGCTTCCAGCGCTTCATGCAGCTGCAGGGTGTTGTCGGTGAATTTGATGTCGTAGTTGAAGTTCATGGTTCATCCCTCCAATCCTTACTTTTTCTTAAGCTTACAGCTTGTTTTCTTCCGCAAACTTTTCCAGTTCTTCAAGCGCCGTTTCGTAAGAATCCAGTACGTCATAATCTTTAAGAGCCGTACTTTTTGCTTTTTCTACCTTTTCTTTCCATCTTCGTATTAACGGCTCCACATCGCAAACCAACGCTGTGGGTTCTTCTTTTTTACATATGATAGAAAACAGCTCGGAAATTCCGCTGTTCCAGTTTTCCATTGCTTCTTTTGCTTCCATTATTTTCCGTTCTCCTTTCTCCGTTTTCTCTCTTCCGACCACCACATTTGTTCGGCTTCCGTGCCGCCCTTGGATTTATACCACTCGGTGTAGTCCATGACGGGGGTGGTCTCTTTGGTCACATTGTCTCGCTGCATAGCGTTCTGCCGGGGGTACCTGCCCAGCGCAGAGGACAGCACGCAGCGGCAGTGGTAAACCATCTCCGGCGCTGCGTTGGGGTCTCCGGGGCGCTGAATCTCGTAGCCCATGACCTTGAACGGCTCGTCAAGCTCTGCCGTCTGCTGGTCAAGCAGGCGGTGCACTTCACGGGTGCGGTAGTCGTGGGTGGAGTTCCACCGCTTTTTGACCTCGATGCCCAAAGCCTGGGCGTTGTGCATCTGCTGCAAAGCTCCGGCGTTCTGGGCACTGGTAAGGGCTGTGATGGCGTTGTTCATGGCCCAGTGGATCTCTGTATCAGCCATGCCGTTTACGGCCTGCACGGCGATGTCGTGGACGCTCTTGCCCTGCACGATGCCCTGCATGACGTAGCGGTTGAACACCCGGGCGTCATAGTTTCGGTTGCTCTCACTCTTGATACGCTTGTTTGGCACCATCTTGGGGTTCTCCTTCAGCAGGATCTTGACCGCTTCGGTGTTGTACAGGGTCAGCCCGAACGTCACGCCTGCGGCCTGTTCCAGCTCGTAGAAGGCCCAGTTTGCGCCAAAGGAAAAGATGTTGTATTGCTCATCCCGGGCCAGCTTGTAGGCCGTCTGCTGGGCCGTGGTGCAGGTCTGCGTGATGCCGTCCAGCTTCTGACGCATCAAATCGGACTGAAAGACCTGATTTTGCAGCCAGATGCGGTAATCGTCCTCTGTAATCTCGCCTGCATCCAGCTGCACCCGCTTGCGCTCGTCCAGCGCTTTGTACTTTGCCAGAAAATCGGTCAGCTGCTTCTGCATCTCCCGGCGGGCAGTGCCGTACACCCGGAGGATACGGCGGCGCAGGCGGTTCAGCTGGCGGGTAGAGATGCGGTCACGGTCGGTCATAAGCGCATCACAAGCTTTGCAACGTTAATGATAAACGAGCTTACTCCACAGCCGAAGAAAAAGCCAAAAACTGCGGCGCAAATATCACGCTTCATCTGTTTCATCTTCGTCTTCCTCCTCCACGGTCTCCCGTGTTGCGCTCTCAGCCATCAGCGCGGCCTTGGCCTGCTCCTTTTGTTCCGGGGTCAGGTTGGGCAGCAGGTCAATGGCCATGTCCTGCCCGATGATCGGTGCCTCAGAAATCACCGTTGCGACCTGCTCGGCGGTGTTGGTGATCTTGCTGCGGTTGAATGCCGGCATAGCGTTGTCAAAGCCCGCCAGTGCGCAGATCTGCCGTATGAACGGCTTGACCTGAGCCTCGAAATCGTCCGCGTTCTGGTTCAGCGGTTCATAGGCTGCATCCAGATGGTCGTTGGTGCTGTCCGCGCTGACGCAATGCACATCCAGCCCGCCGAAGTCCTCATAGACCCGGGTGTGGAGCAGCTCTAAAAGAGCCTGCCGGGCCGTCACAGGAATTTCGGTGGTGTAGGGGGTGATTTTGCCGCCCTCGCTGGTGTCTGCGCCTGCAATGTGGTACAGATTCAGCTTGACAAGGAACTCCTGCAGTTCGTCATCAGTCATGCCGTTGAAGTTCTCGCACAGCCAGTAGATCTGCGAAAAGTCCTGCAGGTCGTTGCAGAAGCCGGACATCACCAGATCGGTGTTGTCAATGTAGGCTTTCAGCCCCACAAGGGTGCTCTGGTGCAGGTCGGAGCCCCACAGCGGCACAATGGGAAGAGCGCTGTAGTTTTCGCCCTCCACGCTTTCCAGCCCGCCGCCGGGTGTGGTGACGGTCACGCTCTTGTATGCCTGCTTCTTCACGGTCTCCTTCATCACATTGCCGATTTTGCTTTCCGTGTACTCGGTAAATCCGTCCAGCTCGTACAGGATATAGTGCATATCCGTGTCCGGGTTCAGCCGCCAGAAGCGCACACCCGCCTGCAAAAGGCCTGTCTTTTCATCGTAAAGGGGAGCGAACTCGGTCAGCTTGAAAACCACCAGATGGTCGTTGTTCCAAAAACCAAAGCTCTCACCGTGAATTAGGGCGAAATATCCGGCTTTCTGGATCTGCTCGTCAAAGTTCTGCCCCAGCCTGTCCTTGTCCACGCCATCGTCCGAAAAAACCACGCCGTTGCCGAGGGAGTAGGTCGCCCGCTGCTTGTTGAGCCGACGGAAAAGATTGCTCTTGACCATATCGGGGTGTAGGATGTCCTGCTTGGTGTTTTTGGACAGGCGTTTCAGCATCAAAGCGTAAGCCTGCGCGAAGCGTTCTGCCCCCGGGTTTTTCTGTGCGTCGTACAGGTCGGCATCCAGCGCCATCTTGTACGGTCCGGAAGTGCAGTGCTGCTGCACGAAACGCCGGATGAAATCAGACTGTTCCCCGGCGGCTTGCGCCTGCTGGAAGGTCTGGAATGTGTATGTAGTGCTCAAAATCAATCCCTCAGTTTCACAAGGCGCTTTGTGCGCACGAAATAGCGGATAGCGTCCATGCAGTGGTCGTTGACCTTCAGCACGGCGTCGTCTTTATCCGGGTCCCAAGCGTATACGCCGAACTCTTCCAGCGTGTGCTTGCAGTCTTTGTAGATCTTCAGCCGCCCGTTCTGCAGCATGGTCTGCACGTCCAGAATGCCGCTCAGAACGTCGTTGTTTGCGGGGGTCTGAGTAAAGCCGTTCTTGCGCAGCTCTGTAATCAGGGGCAGGGCAGAGGGGTCAACGATGATCCTCTCCGGCTTGAGACCATTCAGCCACGCCTTGAGGTCTGCAACATACTCGCCCACGGTCTTTTGCCGCTTCTGTTCGCGGCCGCTGTAGTAGTACTCCCGGGTGACGATCCAGCAGTCTGCATCTGCCTGTTTCTGGAACAGCAAAAAAACCGTTGCGTTCTGGGTGCCGAAGTCACACGCCACATAGGCACTCTTTGGGGACAGTTCCGGCAGCTCATCAAGGACGTGCTTCTTGCGGTCGAACATGTCATATACAAGGCCCTCTGCCACCGTCCACAGGCCCAAAATGTAGCGCTGATAGAAAACGCCGCTGTACTGGCTGCGGTATCTGGCCTTGATGTCCTCGGAAAGCGACAAGTTGTCGTCCATCGTAAAGTGGAGGTACATCATCTTGCGGGAACGGCATTTCCGCACCCACTCGAGATAAAACCAATGCTGTGGGCTGCCCGGGTTGCAGTTGAACCAGAATTTTGACCCGGTGACGGAGCAGCGGGCTGTGGCCTGATTGACGAAGCTCTGCGGCATCAGGGCCACCTCGTCAAAGAATGCCCCAGCCAGCGTGATGCCCTGGATCAGGTCTTGGCTGCTCTCGTCTTTGCCGCCGAAAAAGTAAAACTCGTTTGTTCTGCCGCCCTTGCTGACGGTCATGCAGTTTTCTGCCCGATGCTCCTTGACGTTGTAGCCACGGGCTGCAAGCTGCTGCTTGAGTGTGCCCAGCACGTTGCGCCGGAAGCTGGCGATGGTCTTTCCGCACATGGCAAACTGATGGCCGCTGTAGCAGGTCATAGCCCACTGGACAAAAGAAAAGCCCATGGCAAAGGTCTTGCCCGAGCGGATAGCGCCATCGGCAATAATGCCGTTGTAACCGCTGTATGCGCTCTGCGGTGTCCACCAGCTCAAGACCTGCTTTTGCCGCTGGCTGAGGGCTTTCCAGCGAAAGCCGTTACTTTTCCGCATTGTCGTCCTCTTCCTCTGGAAGCATCTCCACGTCATCCGGCGGGCTGAGGTCTGCGGCAGCGTTCAGGGCATCAAGCAGGCCATCATCGTCATGCTCTTCTACTCTCGTTCCTTCTGGCACACCTGCCCACTTGTCAGGCCGCCGGTTTTTCAACCAGAATATCTGAGCCGTCACGTTGGCTGGAACGACGACCTGCTCTTCCGCATATTCAATGCGCTCTTCTTCCAGCCTCTTTTTCCCGTCTACTTTGACTGTTTTCAGCTTAAATGGCTTCTTGACGGTCACGGTTCGGGTCTTGCAGCTTTCGAACAGCTCATTCTCCACAATGTAGTCTGCGACGTCCTTGCCCTTTTTTAGCGCTTCCGAAAATTCTGGAAATTTGTTTTTCCATTCGCAGAGGGTCGATACTGAGCAGCCTATATTTTCGGCAATCTGCTTGTCTTTGAGGCCGTCTCTAGCCCACCCACGAAGCAGCGTCAGCCCTTCAGGCTCTAGCCACTGCTCAAACTTACCTTTGCGGCCAATCTCAGTTCACCTCTTTTTCAAGTACAGCCTTTTCTCCAGTGAGGTCTTCCCATCGCTTGACAATAACATCAACGTACTTCGGGTCGTACTCCATGATGTAGGCTGTTCTTCCGTTCTGTTCGCAGGCAATCAATGTTGTCCCGCTTCCTCCAAACAGGTCAAGGACAATATTCCCGTTTTCTGTGTTGTTCTTGATTTGATAATCAAAAAGCGCAACCGGTTTCATCGTTGGGTGCAGTTCACTTTTAACCGGTCTGTCAAAATCAAGAACTGTTGTCTGTTTCCTGTCGCTTGTCCATAGATGCCCTGCGCCATCTTTCCACCCATACAGGCAAGGCTCATGCTTCCACTGGTAATCCTGCCGTCCAAGCACCATGCTGTTCTTCACCCAAATGAGCGTCTCCCGAATCTCCCATCCTGTCTGCTTGCACGCCTGCCGGAAAATAAGTCCTTTGCTGTCTGCGTGCCAAATGTAAAACACCGCACCAGGTCTCATCACGCCATCAGCTGCAGCAAATGCTTTTGACAGAAACTCCAAGAATTCATCTTCGGCCAACGAATCGTTTTGAATTCGCAGATTTTCACTCGTTTTGCCGACATAACTCACTCCGTAAGGCGGATCCGTGAGCAACATATCTGCCTGCGCCCCCCCTATAAGGGTTTTGACGCTTTCTGCATTCGTGCTGTCCCCGCACATAACGCGATGCCTGCCGCACTTCCAGATATCACCCAGCTTTGCCTTTGGAGGTGCGGCTTCGTCAACTTCTGGAGCCTCATCCTCAGTAACCTGCGTTTCTTTGCTGTCACCAGCAGGAATGTCAAAATCAAAGTCAAAGTCCCCAAAGTCAACTTCTGCCAGTTCTTGTTCAAGTTTTCCGAAATCCCACCCGGACATTTCACCGGTCTTGTTGGCGAGGATACGGTATTTCTGCTTCTGTTCTTCGGTCAACCCTGTGTATCGTACAACGTCAGCCATGTCCACATGGAGTTGCATCAGAGCAAGGCGGCGGGTATGGCCGCTCAGAATGACGTTGTTTTCGTCCACCTCGATGGGGTCAAGTGCGCTGCACTGGCGCATACTTTCCGCGCAGGCGTTCACGGCTTCCGGGGATATCACGCGCGGGTTGTTCTCGTATGGAACCAGATCTGCGACCGGCATTTTCAGCAACTCTTTCTGAATCATCATTTCCTCCCAACAACAAGAACAGACAAAAAAAGCAGTCACATTTTGTGACTGCTCACGAAGGTCAAAATATAAGCAGCACCCGTGCATTCAGTTCGTTGGACATGCGTCAAACGGTGGGCACTGCTGCATCTGAAACTTACGCGGTCAGATGCCCCGCGTGCTGCGCGGCCCCCTCACAGGGCACGCAGATGGCATTCCCGGCAGGACTTAAACCTGCAGCCTGCGGTTTTGGAGACCGCTGCTCCATCACTTAAGCTACGGGAATATAAAAAGCCGCCCTTGGAATCGAACCAGCCGTGTCTACACACACGCGCCACGCTCCATACTGCGTTCAGGCGGCCATATAGAAGCAGCCCGCGAAACGGTGAAGGGGAGCGGGGCAAAGCATGAAACCCGCCGGGAAGGCCGTTCCGGAGACTGCGTGCATCGGTCAGCCTTTCGGCTTTGCCGATGGTACCATGATAATCCTTGAGCCGATTAGAAGTAAATCCCAAGGCGTGTCAAAATAAACCGCAGTTTTGTTGTGTAAAATGTACAAATCACCCGAGATTCAGTTCCGTGGTGATCTCAGCCAGCTGCTCAAGTCCGTCAGAAACCGCCTGAGAGACCTGGCACGGCTTTGAATAGCCCACGATCCGGGCAATTTTTGCCTGCCTTTTTCCTTCCACAAAATACAGGATCAGGCAGCGGCTGCGCTTGATGGACGCCGGGTCTGCATGGAGCATGTAGGCCACTTCAATGGCTTTCTTCTGCATCTCGGCATACTGGCATTTCAGCTCGTGCAGATGCTGCTCGGCATCCATGGCGGCGTCGCTGTTCCGGCCTACCTTGTCGCTGGTTCCGGAGCGCCCCGGCGCGCCGGACGTGCCTGACGTGGTCGTGGTGGCGGCATTCCGCAGGCTTGCAATGTGCTCCTGCTGCTGGCAGATCAGTGCCCGCATTTTCGGCAGGCGTTCAAACCAGACCCGCAGCTCCTTTACGCTGGCCGGTTCGCCCGGCTTTGGCGCATCACTTTCAGGTGTCCATCTGCGGATCATACAGCGCCTCCTTCGACGTAAATGCATATTGCGAGCATGATCCAGCACGCGATAAGCGCAACCAGCCACAAAAATACCATGTGTTCACTTTCAACCGCCCATTTAATAAAGCGTGCACCCAACGCAAAAATAATCGCGCCCGTGCCAAGTATGCAAAGCGAATATAATGCAGCAAGCCAAATATTCATTTTACTCCTCCATTTCTTCAATCCAGATCTCCACTCTGGGCTTTTGCTTGTCGTAGTCCACCCGGCTACCATCGTGGGCGGCAACGATCTTGCTGTTGTCGTCCTCCAGCACCCGGGCTTTTACCAGGATGTCCGTGGTCGCCTCGATGAGGTTTGCCAGATCGACCCGGCGGGCGGTCTTCATGTAGTACACGCACCTCACGTTCACGCGGGCAGAGATGGGGCTGTGCGGCCTGTTGATTTGCCGCAGGCAGTCGGTCTCGTAATCCACGTAGGCCTTGCTGGGAGCCACGAATGGAGTCCCGGAGCGTGTGCGGAGAATGCGTGCAGAATTTTTCTTTGTGCGTGGTTCGCCGTAAATAAGAAGATGCATCTTCGATTACTCCTCCGCCGGCGGCTCAGGCAGCGGCATCCAGTGGGTGACTTCATAAAAATTCCCGCTCCCGTCATGCCACAGGTTTTTACCACGTCCGCAATCACGCACAAAGTACGCTTCAAAAACGAAGTTCCCATTTTTGCTAACAGCAAGGAAATCATCGCCTTCGTCGGCATTGGGCAACCTGTCCTTGGTGCTGATCCACTGCGGTCGCAGCGTTTCCGGGTCGATGGTGTCACAGCTTTCGACCACTTTTTTCACGTCTTTAAAAAGCTCCTGCTTTTTATAAACCATGTTAATCTGTCGATTTCCTTCTGCCGCAGCCATCGCGAGATTCCATTCTCTATAACACTTGTCCGCATTTTCAATTGCTACATTTGCATCAATCAATCGTTTATCGCTCATAGTTTTCCTCCTGTAAAATCATCTACGGTCATCTGCACGGACTGCTCCGGCACATCTTCCCAGCCTATGCCGATGTAGTCCAGAACGCGCCCCCAGCCGTACCACTCGCCGGTTTCCCCGGTAATGATCGCATGTCGAACGGTTGCGTTTTGCTCTGTCGGGTTTTGCAGCAACATGATCTTGCCTGCCTTTTCCTTGCTGATCACAGGCCAGCCAAATTCCTGTAAGACCTGAACCTTACTTTTCAGCGGCTTCAGGAACACGAAAGACGGCTTTTCTCCATCGCCCATCCATCCCTTGTATTCTTCTTCCATTTCTGCAGCGATCCGCTTGTGTACCTGCTGCACGCCCTTTCTCTCCAGCAATGAGCAGGACACACAGGTGACTGGCAGCCCGATGCTCTCCAAGAAGTAATGCAGCGTGATGGAATCCAGACCGCCCACGGATAGGTGCACGCCCTTTTCGTGCTCTTTTGCCCAGTAGTAAAATGCCTCGGCCATTTCCTGCGCGTGCTCTACCTTGCGCTTGTATTCCCACTTCTGCATCGTCTGAAAACGCTCAATGTTTGCCAATGAGCCATTTTCAGCCATAATATCCTGTACGGTTTTCATGCTTTTCTCCTTTTTCTGGGCGGGTGTTTTCCTCCCATCCATCCTTCTTTGTTGAAATCGTTACGGCTGATCCGCTCCGCCGCGTGGTTACCGTTGGTGTAGATGCGCTGCGCTTTCAGCTGACGCTTGTACTCGGCGTACTTCGGGCAGCTGTCGTGACAGATCGGGTGCCGGTCGGGGCAGTCTTTGCAGGGTTCAAGTTTTACCATCGGTCTGCACCCCGCTGTTCTCCTTGAGCATGTAACCAATGTGGTTCAGTGTGGTATCCAGCACCTGAACCGTTTGCTCTGCCCTGATTGCGTACGAGTACCCCCAATTTCCGCTCCCGTCCAGCCCGTCTTTCCAGTCGGTCAGGTACTTTTTCATAGATTCCGCGTCAATCACAGGCACTGCCGGTTCATCTTCCAGCACATCCATCGCGTCCATAATCTGACACGCGCGGCATCTTACGCCGTTGTAATTTTCGCAGCCACAGCAATATGCTGCTTTGATTTTTGCGATGGCTTTTTCGCGGTCGATATATTCGCTCATTTTTCAATCTCCTTCCTTGTCAGCTCGCTCACTCGCAGCCTTGCAGCTTCACGTGGGGCAGTTGTGATATCGGCCTGAGCCTGCTTTAAGAATTCGGCACGGCGGTATGTGAGGTCCGGCATTTCAGCCAGCTCTGCAAGCCCTCCCACGCTCCCGGCATAGGATTTTGCCGCCGGGGGGAGTTGGTCATACAGGGCTTTCAGCTCTTTCTGTCCGTCACTACGCAGCAGCCCGCCCTTTTCATCAATGCCGGTCACCATCGGGAACTTGCGCCAGCTCAAAAATGTCTGTGCCTTGCGTGCCGCTACAGCCAGAGCTTCCCATTCAGCGGACGGGTCAAGACACTGGGAAAGCTGCTTGAAGATGTCGGCCACCGTGACCGGATAAACGCATACCCGGTTTGCCGCCAGAAAAGCCCGCTTGACAGTATCGCCGTCATAGTCGCCAAACTGGTACGTCCACACGTCAATGGTGGTCTGCATCTCCTCATCGGTCAGAGGCTTAGAACCCAGTTTGTACAGCACAAAATTCATTCGGATCAGCTTTGCCACGTCTTCCCGCGTCATGTCTCAAACCCTCTTTCTCTGTCCATCTTCGCCAGTACCCGGGCAAGCTGGTCATCTACGGTCTCGGTTGGCTGCTTGCCTCGAGGTCTTGCTTGTCGGCTTTGTTCGTTGGCTTCCACATCCCCCGGTGTGCGCAGGCCGTCCCGTTTCCAGCCGGACAGTATGCCGTTGATGTAGTTCCATGAGCGCTTTCCGGCTTCTGTGGCCTTGTCAATCGCCAGCAGGATCATCTCTGTGCTGTACTCCTGCCTCCACTTCTGCAGCTTGTCCAGCGCAGAGCGTGGGAAGTCCCCGACGGCCTGCTGATAATGCTGGACGATCTTGGAAAGTTCTACGTCAACGGCGGCGTGGGCGGCGCTATTATATATATCCCCGTTAGGGGATATAACAGTTCCAGTAACAGTATCAGTTCCAGTAACAGTATCAGTTCCAGTAACAGTATC